TGTGCCGACCCCAAGGAATTCCTACGAAATCTCAAATCCAACTAACGAAACACAAAACGCGACACGATTGTCGCATATCCTAAACACAGAATGACCGCAAAACCTGACAGCGCACGCACCATCTGCAAAGAGGTGGGACTGTCCTTGTCTCAATGGCAGAAAGCAAAAGACGCAGGCGTTGACGTGAAGGACATCGAAGCCATGCGAGCGTTTCGGAAAACCCTCAATACACGGGTCAACCGCAAAAAGAAAACGACTGATGATCCGTTGCCAACGCAATCCGGCACCATGAGTTTTGAGCAGATCGAAGCCGAGCTGCGCCGCCCCGACCTAGATCCGAACACCGCCCGAACGCTGAAACTGCGCATCGAATCACTGCGCGGCATGGTCAAATATCAAGCTGAGATGGGAAAGCTGGTATCGCGCGCCGAGGTCGAGGAACATTTCGTCCGTGCCGCGATGGGCATTCAAGCATTCCTTCGCCGCTACGAGCGGGAGATACCTGGCCTGTGCCTTGGCTTAACCCTTTCGCAATCCGTGCCAATCGTGAAGGCTAAGACACGGGAATTGCAGGACATGCTCGCCAACCTCCAAGGCGAGTTTTGGAAAGACCACCCAGACACCGAATCATGATTGAGGTATTCGCCCGCAACCTGAAATCACAATCCGACCTGCACCCGGCGGACTGGTGCGCGGAGCATGTCCACGTTGAGAACTCGGAGCGCGGAGACAAGTTCGACCCGTCGCAAACGCGCTGGTGGATCAAGCCGATGGGCTGCTATGCGGATTTTGAGACGCGGCAGATGGTCTGCCTGATGCCGACCGGCACGGGCAAGAGCACGTTCTTCGAGGCGATCAACTGCTGGATCGCAGCGGAGTCGCCGGGCTCGACGCTCTACGCCTCGATCACCGACCCGAACGCCGAGCTTTGGGGCGAGACGCGATTCTTGAAAGCCGCGCGGAAATGCAAGCCGCTCGATCACCTCTGGCCTAAAAATCAGCGCAACGCCATCCGGCGGGACGCTATCGTCTGGCCGCATATGTTCATGGTTCTCGGTGGGGCGAACATGAGCAACTTCCAAGAAGTCTCGATCACCTACGGATGCGGTGACGAGGCGTGGGAGTGGAAGCACGGCATGGTGCGCGAGTGGAACGCTCGAAGTCACAACCGCGAGAACCGGAAGTTCACCCTCGTCTCCCAAGGCGGCGAGATCGCCAACGAGGACGGGCAAGGAACCACGAGCGAGCTGCACGCCGAGCATGACAAGTGCCGCAAGTGGGATTTCGCGTGGCAATGCCCGGAGTGTTCGCATGTCCAAGCGTTCGCGTTCGAGTCACTGAAATTTCCAGAATCGGGAACCAACCAGGAGCGGGCAGATGCGACCGTCATGGTCTGCGCTGGCTGCCAGCATGAGTTTGCCGATACGATTTCCAACCGCCGGATGCTGCATGACAGCTACAAGGAGAACGATGGCTACATCCTGACAAGCGACAACGGGCAGCGCGGCTATGAAGGATTCCACGCCGACCGGACAGCGGTCTGGTGGCAAGCGTGGGGCGAGGACGTGCTGCGGAAGCTCGCGGCGGATCAGCAAGCCAAGGCCGGTGACTACACCGCGTTAAAGCAGTGGACGCAGAAAGACCGGGCGCGGGGCTGGACAGACAACCTGCAAGCGTCCGAGATCAAGCTGGCGGCCAGCGGCTACACGCGGGCGGACTTCATCGACGGGCAGAAGATCGACGGCGAGGTCGTGAGGTTCTGCACGATAGACGCTGGCGGCGATCATTACTGGCTCAGAATCCGGGCATGGTGCCAAGGCGGCGAGTCAAAAGGACTCTTCGCCGCCTACATCAACACCGTGGAAGAGTGCGAGGAAATACGCAGCCGCTACGGAGTCGAGCCGCGCCACACCTTCCTCGATGTCGGATTCGATCAAGAGCGCATGGCTGGGATCATCGTCCGGTATGGATGGCAGGGCATGAAGGGCGACGGCAACCGCAAGAGCGGATGGGACTGGCCAGTGAAGGGCGACCCGACGAAAAAGGAAATCCGGCTTTACTCGAAACGCTGGTATGCGCTGAGCAAGGAGAAGAAGCAGGCCGTTTGCTGGCACATCGCCACCGAGCCGATCCAATACATCCTGCATCGGCTAATGTCCGGCGAAGGTGCCGCGTGGATGGTCGAGGACGACGCGCCGCCGAGCTACGGAAAGCACCTCAACGGCGAGCGGATCGAGACGACCCGCGATGCGAAGGGCAAGGAAATCCGCAAGTGGGTTCGCAAGGGCGCAAACCACCTGCGTGACTGCGAAGCGTATCAGGTGGCTGCCGCGCTTATGTTCCGAATCTTCACCCCACCAAAAGACGATGAGTAAAAAGCGCGGAGTCTATCGAAGCAGGCGCACCGAGACGAAGAAGCGGGCGGATGATCGACGGCGCGAATCAGGGATTTACTACGAAGAGGAAAAGAAGGTCTGGGTATCGCTGAAAGGTAAGCAGGTGCCGCCACCGTTGAAAATCAGACCACGGTATCTGACCCCGACCGACATTGACCCAGAGACGAAAAAGGAACTAGCGCGAGCGGTAAGCGGATCATCCCTGATGATTGACCGCTACGAGGCATCCAGGATCATCATCGCCGACGCTATCGAGCGCGGACTGGCGAAGGCAGCCGACGATGGGTGCGAGGAGTGAAAAAAAAGTCTTTACAACCTCATAGGCATTGCCTAGTTTCAACGCATGGCCAAGCCGAAAGCATTTGATTCATGGACACCTGAGCAGCAGGATGCTTGGCGGGTGAAGGAGCGTGAGTATCGCCGCAAGTTGCACGCAGCCAACCGTGAGAAGGTTGCGGAGTATCAACGCAAGTATCGCGCAGCCAACCGTGAGAAGTTCGCGGAGTATCACCGCAAGCGTCGCGCAGCCAACCCTGAGAAGTTTGCGGAAATAGAGCGCAAGTATCGCGCATCCAACGCTGAGAAGGTTGCGGAGAAAGCCCGCAAGCATTACGCAGCCAACCGTGAGAAGATTGCGAAGTATCAACGCAAGTATCGCGCAGCTAACGCTGAGAAGATTGCGGAGAAAGACCGCAAGTATCACGCAGCCAACGCTGAGAAGATTGCGGAGAAAGACCGCAAGCGTCGCGAAGCCAACCGCCAGCAAGCCGCCGCTGACCAGTTCTTCGTAATGGCTGGTGCCGCACAACAGATTTCCGAAACAATAGGAAAACCAAAACAGAAAACAACATGACAACAACACTGACAAACCAACAGGCACAAATCGACGCATTCATCACTCACTTCCGCCGTGGCGTGGAGGAGTGGATCACCGCAGGGGAAATCCTCGTCCAGATGGTCGAGCAAGACCCCTACGTTTACGACTACATCATCCAGCAATGCCCGCAGATCAACGCTGGCATCCTCGGACGGTTCGAGCAGATGGGGCGCAAGACCTTGCACCCGCAGCTGCTGCTGACCGCATCGCCGGGCTTCGCCAAGCTGCAACGCCTCCCCTACTCGCTGCAAGAGCGATACATCGAGGAGCCGGTGCCGGTGATCGTTCACACTGAGGACGGCACGGACGTTCTGCTGGTCAAAGCCAAGGACATGACCAAAGAGCAGGCCGCGCAGGTCTTCGCCCCCGGACGCATCCGCACCGAGGGCGAGCAGAAAGCCTTTCTCGTGCAGCAGGCATCCCACCGCGCCAGCGACAAGAAGGAAGCCGTGGACAGGCCGTGGAAGATTCGCGGCCACCGGGCAATCATTAACGGCGTGGAGTTCACGCGCAAAGAGCTTTACGCGATCCTTAGCCAGATGGAGTGACCCCGCAAAAGTTGACTTTCGCCACCATGCGGGGAATCCTCCCGCATGGCATCGGCGTTCTCTCAAGCACAGGCAGTCTTTCGCGCGATCCGTGGAAACCCCACGTTGATTGAGGCGAAAAAAGCCGAATATCTGGCTGCCGCGACTGCCATCACATCTACGACCGGCGGGATTCAGGTGGAATCTGCCACGGTCAACGGCCAATCATTTTCCGGCAAAGCAACCTCGACACCCGCCGAGCGTTTACAGATCCTTCAACTCGTGATGAGTATGATTGAGCGCGATTCCGCCGGAAGCCGAACCACCAGAGCTGCATTTCTATGATACTCGACCAATACGGAAACGCCGCTAGTTCATCCTTTTTGCGCAGGCCATCGCGCCACGCCAACCTCGGCGGGGGCGACAGGCCGAGCGAATCGCGGAACCTTCGTGATCTCCACAAGATCGTCACGAAATACGACCGCGAGACGCTGCAATCCGCGAGCCGCACGCTGTATCTCAACTCACCGCTGATGGTCGGCGCGTCCAACCAGATCGGGATTTATGCGGTAGGCAACGCATGGCTGCCGACCTACAAAGGCAAGGACAAGGAGTTCGGCGATGCTGCGAAATTCTGGCTAAAAGATGAATGGTATCCCATCTGCAACATCGACGGCGACATCGCGGACTTTACATCTGACATGTTCGTTGACTCGGTAAGCATCGACCGCGACGGCGAGGTTTTCGAGTATTCGACGCAGACGAAAAACGGATACCCTCAGATTCAGCAAATCCCCTCGCATCGGATTTCGAGCGGTGAAAAGGATGACGGCATCCAGAAGACCGGCAAATATGCAGGCTACGATCTGTATGAC